TACAAGTATAGCCCCAAGCGCACGAACCATCGAACGGAAAATAGTCTCAGCCATTTACGACCCCCCGGAAATGAAAAACGAATCGTTTTGCGGCGACAACCAGACATAACAATCCGGTGTCAATCCTACATCTAGTTCAAGCGTTTTCCACGCACTTTTTATAGCCTCAGTCATCGAAAACGCCATAACCCAATGACGACGACGCCCAGGGACTTTTATATCTTTTGACTTCCAATAACGATGTTTCTCCGTGGTGGTTTCGTCAAACGTTTTAGCAAGGTATTTTGTCAGATACCGGACAAGACGATTCACACGCCATTCCCGGCCAGTATGCCCCCAACGCGCCCGATCCGGGTTAGTCACGTTAACTTGCCCAGGTGTATCAAGACCCGTTTCCAAGCCCGAACCCCCGAGAGCCTTATACCACGCAGCCCGAAGATACGAGATCCTTTGCCAACCCTTAACAGCACAATGAATATGGAACGCCCCACGTTCCTGACGTTCAAGCACAGCCACATAATGCCAATCCGGAATGCCGACTTGACCGCGCCAGCCTGAGCGAACCAAACGCAGAAATCTAGAAAAATCCGCCCTAGTTTGCTCCCGGTCAGACTGATTGTCACGGTAAGTCAGCGTAAACAATCTATCAGCATCCATCACCATACACAACCAACGGACATTTTGTTTAGCACGGCGCACCGCACGCGCCACGTTTGCCTGACGATCCGACTCAACCGCCTCTGGATCATTCTCCGCCCTGCGAGCCTGCAACACCGATGTAGACACCGAGACAGCACCAGGGCATGACGCCCGATATTTAGCCTCTTCCATCTGCATAGGTCTTACCGTTTTCAGCACCGCTTCAAACCTTCCGCCTGGGAATTCCCGCACGTTCATATAATATTGACGATCAATATCGACCGTTGAATCGTAAAATTCGATATTGCCAAAATCAGAAAATTCCGTTACGTTCTCACACATGCTACGACGTTCTCCACAACGTTAAAAGCTAGAAAGCCCCAGGGTTTGCAGATCCTGGGGCTTTTGTCTTTTTAAGACTTGGCGGGAACCCCGCCAGCAGGAGCAGGAGCCGACTTTTTCACGGCCACGAAGGTATCCATGATGCCGACGATTTTATCGTCTTTCCAGGAACGGCCAGCACGATACGACACCAGATAATCCCCAACCTGCACACCTTCGGGCGCGAGGGTCTCCGGGATGCGAACCGTACCAACGTCAATCGAACCGTCAGCCAGATGCAAGACACACTTGCATTCGTACTGTTTGACCTCACGAGGAGCGCCGCCCGTTTTCGACGGATAGAGATTAGAAATCAGTTTCGAGCCAAGGACGCTAATGCGATTTTCCATGATTAAAGTCAACTCCAAAAAGGACACCGGGAAATTCCGGTAAAGCCGAATGGCCAAGGGCATTAGAACAATGCAGAAAAGCTTTGTCAACATCAAATTCTAAAATCTGGCGAATCTGCTACGCAGACCGAGCCCCGCCACCCTAGACGAAGTTTCGTCTATCCCATACGGGACAAGGGGTTCTGGTCTCTTTCGCTTTCGTCATCCTGACGACCAAGGGGAACCCCTTGGAACCCCAAAAAACAACCCAGGAAACAGCAGCAACTAACCGCAATGGTTACGTTATGTCCTATATATAAATTTAGGCGCGGCTGCGCCGCGCCGGGTTCCGCCGCAAGGCGGCAGACCTCCGGCAGCGGCTCGCAGACGCCTAAAAGGCAATACCGCACCACCTTAACCCGACGCGCCACGCCACGAAGCAGCGCCGCTGGTCGCGTGTAGTTGTCTATAGAAGGGGAGGGTATCCAGGGCCAGCGGGAAACCCAAACAGCAGCGAAGGCCAGGAGATGCGCGCACAGGGGCTCCCCCCTGGCGCGCTTTATAAATTTATTTGATACCTGGATCAGAACAACTTACTGTACTTTTCGTTACCGTAACGTATAATGAACACATGGCAAGCAATCACGCAAGCCTAACCAGGAGCAGCGATCATGATGGACTTTTTAACAACCCAATTTATCCAGCCGGAATTTTACACGTCTGTAAACGGAATGACGTTCGATACGCTCGATGCACCGGAATACATGGCCGCCGGTTCTATGATCGCGACAAAGTATAGTTTCAGCTGCCAGCAAACAATAAGCAGAACTACCGGCGACGCAATTTTCCCGCTTATCCGAGAAACCCGCGAAGTAATCGACTTCGTTTTCGCCGACACGAAAACCGGCGAACGATACGCAGAACGGCAACTATTAGACACACAGGTTTCATACGAAGCCGCCGCCGTATTTGCTCAACGTCTGGCCAACAAACTAAAAACCGGCATAGCTTTTACCGCTTGGCTAGCCGATCGCGAAGGAGCAACCGCGTACCGCTACCCGCGTTCCAAAGGTCGCCCCGCAAACCCGAACGCCGCAACCAGCACAGAACGCGTCAAGAAATTGCGCCAGAAACGGACAAAGCTGGGTCTTTGCCCTTGTTGCGGTCAGCAGTTGCCGCTTGATCTGTAACCTACAGCGCACCCGACGCGCCCACCATTGCCGATTTAGGCGATGGAGGCGCAGACTGCGCTGCGACAACCACGGGTTCGCGATAAGCGTCGAACGGCGGATTGGCGATCCACGCGAGGCACTGATCACGACTAAGCCCCGCATCCGTTCCGGTCTGTGTTTGGCAAAGACACCGCTTTACAGATGAAAAACAACCGGCAACCACTGGCAGGTTTTTGACCTGCCGTAATTCGTCGTACGCTGGCGCAGTTTCTGGCCGCCCCGCGATTCTCGGTACGAACTCAACAAACATCGCCGAAGGATCAACCACCAGCGCGGCAGCAGCAACGGCCACCGGCTCGGCCACCCCCTTGTTTGTGACTTCCACCACCGCACCAGGTGAAGACATTTTTTTCTGGATAGACTGATACGCCAGGTAAGAACCGCCAAGCAACAACGGGACGGCAAGCGCCACAGCCAAAACCCCTTTAGGAAGCCCGCGCTGGGGTTTGACATGCACCGAGGCCGACTTATAGAGCGTAAAACCCTTACGGTGCAATTGGTACTTGCGCTGTATAGGCGCATCCCGGAAACGTTCAATATTGCCGACTTCCGGCCATTCATACACCTTACGACCGAGGAGCCCTAATTCACGAATATGAATGTGACGCCCAACCAGCTTGCGAACATTCGCGTCAATCAAATTCGGATGCTGCGTCAGAATCAGGAAGTCAAGCCCTTGGTGGCGATGCGTCTCAAAGGCCGCGACCTCTGGCGGAACCTTAGACCCCACCGGCCGAGGCCGATACACCCGCTGCGCCTCGTCAATGGCCACCAGCGCCCCATCCGGGAAGTTAAAAAGCAGTTTCTCGCCGCCTTGACTATGCGGATCTTCGACAACCCGGGTCCATTCAACCAGGGGAGGCGCCGCCAGGTGCGCGACTTGCAGTTCCGGAATCCCATCAACCACAATCTGGCGATTCTCCCGCGATGCTTCCAGCAAGAAATCCGTCACCGCCAGGAGCGTTTTACCCGAGCCAGGTGCGCCCGTGATTAGCGTGATCATAGAACCGCCAGTTTCTTAAACGCGATCACCGTACCAGCCGCCGCAAGCCCTCCAGCGATAATTGAAACCGCCGAGAACGCGCCACTAATAGCCAGAATCTGAAGAACTTCCCCCGATAACCCACCCATCGCTGTTTTGGCCGCGTTGAGCGCAGCCGTTATCATCGTTTGGACGCCGGCCACGGTAAGCACCCCGACACCGAGAGAAGCCAGAACCCGCTTGGCAATCGGCCCCGCGACACCGGCAAGAAATGAACCCCAACCACCGAAAGCCATTATGAATTCCTCCGAGCGACGCCAACCACAATCATCAAGGCAGAGAGCCACGCGAACCCCACAATTAGCGGCCTGATACCCTCCGCGAACGTGCAGTATTGACCCCACGACCACACAATAGGGGAACCCCCTTTGATAAATAAGGTTCGATCCGCTGGACACGTCCCGGTATCCGGCCCGAACCCCGAAACCGGCGATATCGACAGCGTGATCGTATCTTGTTGCAGTTCCACGTCATCGACCTCATCCAAAGGCTTGCAGCCTGACGCGTCCGGATTCTTCTTACACCAGTCTGTTTCTTCTTCCGGCGGCACTGGCTGCCCCGTGCCGCTGTCCACAACAGGTGCGCCGGTCGAGTCGACCTGCTGTTTAACCATTTGAACGTCGGCAACTTCCGGCGTGCTAGGCGACGGCGTCACCCTTGCAATATCTTGATAGCGTTTCCCCGTAACCGGATCAACATAGGGATCGCCCACCGGAACATCCGACGAGACCGGGTTAAACACGGTTTTATCCGTCGGCAACGGCACTCCGTTACGAATAAGTTCCCGCGTTGCCGCATCCGGCCAATAACCAACCCGTGCCGCATCCCAATCGCTATCCACCAACGGCCGTCCCACGGACTGTGCTGTACAAGCCCCGTTATTCGGATAAACAACCGGCCCCCCTTCCGGTGTGTAACAAGACTGCATAATGTTGAGCGCTTGCCCATAGCCCGCATACGGTTTAGACGGGCCCATAAATTCACAGAACCGCCCAGGCCACGCTTCATTATCCGGACGAGCGATAAACGGCCCATATCCGGCAGGCCACTGCGTTTCAAACCCCGTGCACCCCGCCTGCAGCGTCCGATGGCAGTACGTCGACCCGCCAGGGCCATAACAATAGTACGTCGCCGTTTCCGTACCTTGCAGCGTTTCCGTTTTCGTCAATTGTCCATTCGCATATTCAATACCCTTCGTAAGCAAATACGACGCGACAGCCGAAGTAATCAACCCCGCTGGATTCAATTTGACAGCCGTAACCGCCGCCGCCGCCGCTGTAGCCGCTATTGGCGACGATGCAGCGAACTCAACAACCTTGAAAGGCAGCGCGACAGTACCAAAACTGGCAACGGTTTGTGCACCTACCGTCACGCCCGCCGCATCAAAGCCGCCAGGCGACGTTCCGCGCAAATGCGTCTCGCCATTGACCCGCGTAACATTCAACCCACGGAACGAATAGTTGACCGGCGCCGCGGATGCCACGCCGAGCCAGCTCGACAGAACCAGGACCACAACCCCGCGCCAGTTCATCGCACCACCACCCAGACCGGTAGCACAACCGCGAGAAAACCCGCCCACGCGTAAAGATCAAGCATCAGCATCATTTCGTAACCCCTTCGCAATAAATTTGACGGCAAAAACGGCGATCATCGCCGCCGCTACACCCCAACCAAGCACCATACCGTCGCTGAAGTTATCCATGACGTTGCAGGCCGCGAACGTGGGAACGGTCGCATTGCTGCTGGTTAGGTTCGTGATAACCCCCGTGCTGGAAATGCTCTGACGTTTGATCTGCCACACATTTGACACATTCTTTTCAAACCAAGAGACATAAGACGTCGCACCCGCGGTGTAACTCGGGTCTTTTTTGCTGAAGAAATAGTCCGCTGCATCCGCGTTTGTGCTGAAGCAACGATCACCCACTAATGCACCCATGACGAACCCTTAAACGAAAACGGGCGACCGAAGCCGCCCGCCGTCCTGATTGGCCGATATTACAGGCCGCGACGGATGAACTTCACGCCAGCAATGGCGATGATGGCAACCAGCACCAGACCGGCAACGGTCAGAGCGTCCGCCTTCATGTCGGTCAGGGCAGTGGTAACATCCGCCGGCACAGCGGCCATTGCCGAACCGGCAGCCAAGGTCATAGGAACAACGACGTACTTGCGATATTGCTTGTGCATAATGCACTCCTTTGGGGAGGATTATAGCCGGCAGTTTCCCCAACGCCGCCGACCAGAAAAGACTAACCGAGAGAAAAGCCCAACACCATCACGACGCCAAGAGCAACAACCCCCCACATCTGAGGAGACAACCGCACCGACTGAAGACCGCGAGATACAAGTATAGCCCCAAGCGCACGAACCATCGAACGGAAAATAGTCTCAGCCATTTACGACCCCCCGGAAATGAAAAACGAATCGTTTTGCGGCGACAACCAGACATAACAATCCGGTGTC